AACGTCGAAGGATTGGAAAAATACGGCGTCAATTGTCACACTGTTTGTGTCGAGTGACCCGTCCATTTTTGCGTATGTTGGGAATAAAGTCTCAAACGCGTTGACGGGTGTTTCCGTCTTCCAAGGTACTTTTGAAAACATTTTCCAAGCTATTGGACATACTTTGTCTGAATTTTGGCATGTTGTTGTCTCAAGTACTATTCTTGCTATGTTAAAAGAGTGTAAGGATTCGCTTTTTAGTGTTGTTGGTCCGGTGGTTTTTGATCTTGTAAAAGAAACGAAACGTGCAATTGGACGTGAGACAGCAACTAATATTGCGAAGACCTTGTTTGCCTGGATTGGTGACATTTTGGGACGATTGAAGGAATGTGTTAGGACTCGTTCAATGAAACCTATTTGGGGTGATCGTTGGAACGCTAACACTTGGATTCGTCACAGTTTGTCTTATGAACGTTTTTATGTTACTTTAACCACTAGTGGTTCAAGTCCCAATGTTTTGAAGGAATTAGCTTCCTATAGAGAATTGGGATTCATCCCTGATTTTTGGGTCACACCGAAGTCGACGGATGATTTTCTGAATGTTTGTGAGGACCATTTGGTTCAAGGTGACAGAATTAAAGAGTATTTTGCTGGGCATGTTGATGTTGTAAAAAGCATCTCTATGTCGCAAGCAAAGCTATCAGCTTTCATGGATGGCGTTCGTATGTCGAATGGTTGCCGAGGAGAGAGGATAGCCCCTATGGGATTCTTTATTTCTGGAGCCCCAGGTGTTGGGAAGACGAATTTGGTTCAGCAGATGATTCAGTCCTTAGGTAGGATGAATAATATGCCTCATGATGGAAAATCAACTCACTTGTGGCAAGTGGGTGTGAATTTCCAAGATGGTCTGAACCATACCCACACGTGGATCGTGATGGATGATATTGATGCTGGTGTGGCACCTGCTGCTGCAGGAGTGCCGACTCATGTAGAGTCAGTTATCAATCTGATCAATCACAAACCATGCCCTGTTGAACAAGCTGATTTGTCATTAAAAGGAAAGGTTTTTACTAGTCCTTGTGGTGTGTTTTATGTCACAAATTTTAATGATGGTCGTGCTCCCCAGTATTCATTAGAGCCTCATGCTTATTACAGACGTTTCAAGTATTTTGTTACGGTTGTAATTAAAGATGAGTATGCCAAAGAAGGTGGTCTTCTTGATGTTGCTAAAGCGACGGATTCAAATAGTCACGATATGTATGATTTATATGTCTGTGAGTATAAGCCGTCGTCTCAACCAACTGAATTTAAGACTGACCCTCGTGTGATGAGCTTTCCTGAATTTATGAAGTTGTGCCAAGAGGAATTTTCAGCGCATATTGCTAGAGAAACGAAAGCGATTCAACGACGTGCCGCCCAAACCGAATTTTGTCCCACGTGTGGTTTGTCAACTGACAAAGCATGTGGTCATATGCCAATTTTGGATTTACAAGGTGATGTTTCTACTGCTCCTGTTGAATTTAAGAGTGCGACTTCTGTTGCGTCTGAGGATTTTGGGAGTGCGGCTTCCGTTAGCTCAAATGATTTCCACACGGTTGAATCCGTCATTTTTCATGATGTTGTTCAGCTTGGTGCTAATTCTGCTAACTCCTACAGTTCGGATGGAGGAGGTAGGACTGTTGTGGAAAAAGACTTCTTCTATCAAGTGATTGGTGTTCAATGGTTGAAAGACCACCACGGTCTAGTTGTTAATAATGTTAGTGATTATCGGCGAGGTGTCAACTTTGTTCTTCTCTTGGAGGAGAAAGCAGAGCTTCCAATCTTTGAAGAGTTAATTCACCAGTTTAAGGTGTTAGAGCTTCTTGATTATTGTTATTGTGGTCCAGCTCCTGAATTGGGGTTCCCAAAGACTATAAAAGGTCGGTTGGAAACTTTGATTCCGAAGCAGACGTGGTCTGAGTCCTTTCATGAAGTTAAGCGAAAAGCTGAAGAAAAGCTCGGATTAGATCCAATTACTTGGTCTCAGGTTATGCAAACATTTGTTGTTGGCTGTGTTGGAATTTACGCTCTCCAGAAACTTTTCACTCTCGTTGAACACATTAGTGAGAAGGTTACGGATGAGTTTCAGGGTAGAGAAGCTAATGTTAATTCAACGGCTCCTGTTCCGACTGATTGGCAACGTGCTGATCAGAAGTTCAAACCTGGAGTTCCTGCTAGTTTTGGCCAGTCAACTTACACGTTGGAGGACCTTGAAAAAACAATTGGTGAGTGTTATGTCGCCGTGACGTCTGTTTCAGATGGTCATGGTCTCGACATGCATGGAACTGTAGTTGCACCTGGTTGGATTGCTGTTCCGACTCACTTGGTTACGTTTGGAAGGAATATTCTTGTTAAGCAGAACGGTGTTGAAATTAATTTCACTGCTAAAGATGATGATATCAAGATCTTTCCATCTAATAACCAATTGTGCCTTTTGCGAGTTCCAAATTTGAGAGGTTGCCCTTCCTTAGCGAAGAAAATGTGGTTTTGTGAGGATGGGACTATTCAGCAGTTTGATGCTATCAGACTGTATGGTAATGGTCTCAAGTATTCTCCAACACAAGGTTTTATTCGTGAAAAGAACATTTCTAGAGTCATTCAGACAAATGTGATCACCCAGGATGGTGATTGTGGGATGCTTTACGTCGCCTGTCATAATGGTGCGTGGAAAATTGTAGGTATGCATTATGCATTAGAGACAATTGCCACGGCATTTGCTAGTGGACAGGTTTCGATTGGAGGTCTGTTGACTGGTAGAGAGCTTATTGCTATCTGCCAGTCTACAGGGACGATGTTTCAAGGTGTACAATATGTTTTGTCATCTTTTTCGAAGACCCCTGATGATCTACAAGTCGGACGATTTGGAAAGTATTCTGAAGTCTGGGCGGCGAAGAGCCAAAGTGGAGTTCAGGTTCATCCGTATGGTGAAATGACTCCCCCATTACCAAATTCCTCTATGAAATCGAAGGTTAAACTTTCTGTTATGTATCCTTATATTAAGGAAATCATTGCAGAACTTTGCGGACGAGAAGATTATTGGAAAATTCCTCAGTTTCGAGGTCGTATGGAAGATGGGATTTGGCGTTCTCCGTTTACAAACATGTTTGTGACGCAGAACCTTAAGTCTCCTGACCCTTTCTTTATGAAGTTGGCTGTTTATGATTACGTCAACGGAATTGATCTTTTAGATCGTTCCGGTTATGCTGTACTTTCCGAAGAACAAATGATGACTGGAATCCCCGGCTCATTTGTTAATGCGATTAACATGAAGACGTCTGCTGGTCCTCCCTTGAAAGGAGGAAAGAGAGCGCACTTTTTCTTAGATTCCTTGGATGGCTCGTATGCTAGTCCAGAAATCTGGGAAATGTTTGATCGTATTGATGATGTTTTGAGTCAAGGTGATGTCCCTGTTGTTTTGAGTGTCTGTGCGATGAAAGACGAACCGTTGAAATATTCGAAGGAATTTCCTCGAATTTTTAATGTGTTACCAGCTGCTATGAATCTCGTTATGAAGAAGTATGGC